AAGCAATAGAATTTGAGTTTGCCGAACGGTGGAATTCGATTGTATCATTATTCAGAATTTTACCATTTGAACTTCCGATACGAATGTAATCGTTGGCTTCGTCAATTTCCTTGACTGTTCCGCTCACATAAAGAGCATTCGCAGTATTCGAAATTCTTGTTCCGCCCACTGTCTTGATGATATAATCACCTACATCAACATCCAATCCGGCTCCGGACTTGACCAAACCACTGATAGACAAGAAATCATCATCAGAGTTATTGAATACGGCAGTACCAGTTCCAACAGTGAAGTTGGCACGATAAAGACGGAATTTCAAATCTTCGGTTTGGTTTGCGGTCCAAGTGATCGCGTTCGAAGAAACAAACAGAACGCCAGAATATGGATTGCTGTAAACTTGTTCTCCGGTAATAATGTCATAATTTCCGGTTTCTGCGATATACAGATTGTATTCCGGGGAATTACCATCAGGCTTTACCATGAACGCATATTCGGTTCCGTTTTCCAGATATACCGGATTAACGAAAGTAAATTGGGTTTCAACCGAACCATCAGCCGATACGCTGATATCGGATGGCTTCAAATAAGCCTTACCGAAGATTTTGGTTGAATCCGGAATTCCGAGAGTCGTTTGAATGATGAATACCGAACATCCAAGAGCCGCATCTTTCGATTCAAAGAACAATCCAACCTTCGTCAAGAACATTCCTGAAGAAGTTGACGGAACTGTTGCAGTGAAGCTTTGAGCAATCGGATCGTTTCCGCCACCATGGCCACCATGTTCATATGAAGAAGCCCAATTACTATTTTGTGTAGTGGTTGTGCTTGAACGTGTTGCAGTTGAAACAGAAGTATTAATTTCTGTTGTCAAAGTTGTAAGTGTGGTTGTCCCTGTTTCTACGGTAATAGAAGAAGCGGTATATTGTGCCGAAGCTTCGGTAAGAATGCTGCCCGCTTGATTGATCAAGTCGGTTACATCCACGATAACGAATTCTCTTTCTCCATTCAAGAAAGTGCTTGCCGGAATTTTAAACATTCCGTAAACATTACCATTCGCATCAGATTTAATCGTGGTTCCGTAAACGCCTGTACGGGTCACCACCAGTTGTTCCGAACCGGATTCAACGTTGTTGATACCCGATGGAGTTCCCGGAGCGCAATATTGATCAACCAACGTATTATCAAAGAATACGTGCATGGTTGTGTTCGGCTTCATACCGGTAGCCATGAAGGCTACTTCACGAGAGCGAATATAGGCATTGTCAGTAACACCAACGACATACTTTCCAGTCGAAATAGTATTTGCAACGGTTTGAGCCGTTGTTGTAGTGATTACTTGCTGAGAAGTTGTTGTAGTCGAAGTAGACGAAGTGTTAGTTGTTGTCGAAGACGAAACTGTACGCCAGTCACCATATGTAGTACCGGTTTGAGCATTTGTAGTCAAATCTTGTGTTACATTGATGCTTTGGCCGCTATCGATAGTATCGGTCGCATAATCGTAAGAAGGATACAACGAAACTTTACCGTTCCACTTCCAAGAAGCTCCGGTTGCGTTTCGGGTTCCTGTCCCGAATCTTTGATCGACAAACAATTCGTGAGTGTAAGGAGCGGTAATAAAGTTACCGGTCTTGGCTACACCTGAAGAAAGATCAGCACGATATGTATAATCGATGTTGTGTTGATTGAATTTCGGACGTGCAATTCCGTTGTCTTCGTCAATCGCAATCGAATATTCAATATCGGTAGTTTTTGAATTATTGAAATTCGAGAATGGTTCAGCAAAGATACCGTTCTTGAAGCGATCAAGACCATTAGAATCTGTGATAGAAGTTGAAACAGCTTGTTGTTCAAGAAGGTTCAGCGCTGCATAATATTCAAGACGAGTAACACGAGCGTCGATTGTTCCGATATCGGCTTCGGTATAAACACGATTGGTAACAACATCGATTCCGATCTGAAGATCATTTCTTCCAAAGCTAGAAGCTTCCGGAGTGGTCAACGAAGGGAAAGGAGGAATTGTTACTTGAGCGATAACCGCAGTATCAATTTCATTGGTCGGGAAGACCGGCAATTCGTTTGGTTGTCCAACACGCGAGCTAATATCTCCGGCAGAATTGATAACGATCAAATCCTTGCGCGGCAGATAATATTGAAGATCGGTGATGAAATTCGAATCGGCGTCGATCAGATATTGACCTGAAGCCGGGTTGTTGATCGAATTGTTTGCTACAGGCGGGTTGATTGTTGCCGCTGTCGCATTTGCCGAATTGGCTGTATTGAATAGTTGTGGACGGAAATCGACCGCATTTCTCAAATCAATGAATTGATTATAGTTTGTTGAGAAATATTGCGGAATTTCGGCAGTCTGAATTGCAGTCGCATTTGCAGTATTCGCATCATCAATCGGATAAGAGTCGACTGAGAAGAAACCAACTCCGGTTGCCGTGTTGGCAACGAAGTAGTCAAGTTCGATCAACATCTTTGTGGAAGATGTAATGCTTGCCTTATTCGAAGGCTTTACAATAAGCTTTCCGTGGCCGTAGACGTTATCTTTTTGGCCGTTGTCATAAGTGAACCAAGAAGAACGTTCAGGGTTGTTTATGTCATAGGTTGTTCCAATATAAACGTTGCGGATTTTGGCAACGTCAATGAAACCCAAATCCCACGGACCTACACTTGTGGCTACGTTATTCGAGCAATCGATTTTAACGAACTTATGACGGTTGATTGTCTTTTTGATCGCAACCGCATTTGAACGAAGAACCGGATATTCCGCATAAAGGGTTTGGGTTCCTGAATCGACTGTTCCAAGACCAACGTCAAGTTTGGTTGCCACGGTAAATTGTGTATTTGATAGAACTTGGATAGTTCCACCAAAATCCGCAAGCTCGACAACGTGACCGGCTGGATAATATTTCTGAACTTTTGCTGCCGCATTTGCCGCTGCCAAGATCGGAGTATCAATTGTAAGCTGAGTAGAATTCGCAATTGCGGCAATTCTACGAATAACGAATGCAGCCCCGGTCGTGTTAACTCGGATCATGTCCCCGACATTAAACAGGGTATTGAAGGTTGTTCCGGTTCCGGTAATGGTGTTGGAAGTGTTGGCGAAAGAAATCGTTCCGGCAATATTCGCAGAATATGCAGCGGCACTTGTCGAGATATTGAAGTTTGTTGCCAGAGAATTGGAAAGAGTTCCAACGCTGGCATTCAATCTTTCGTTACCGCCATTAGCCGGAGTATTGATTGTGAAAGTCACAACTCCGTTTGCGGCCATGGTAGCCGATGCAATATCACGGAATACGAAGCTGGTTTCATTTCCTCCGGAAGCATTTCTCAAAGTATCCACGGCATTTTGACCAAGCGGGAATACCAGAGTTTGGCTTGCGGAATCGTTGAGTGTTGCCAGCCCGCTTGCATCAAGCACAACGTCAGCTTTTGCCCCGGCGAATGCAGTTCCCACAATCGACTTAACATCGTTCGTGAAGCTCTTTCCAGAATTCATTTGAATATTGAAAAGATAAACGCGATATTGAGTTGTTGGGGTTCCTTTTACGCCCGAGTCGTATTGAACGTTCAGGACGTTTGCTTTACCAACGATATTTCCAGTTGCCGCAGCATTGGAGTTTGTGTAGGTCGAAACTGTGTGTTGAGCGGTATCGTAAAGGTTGACAGAACCGTCATGGTCGGAATCGAACACGCCAAGGTGTTCATTCACAAGAACATAGTTTCCGTAATTGGCTGTTGCGATCTGTGAAGTTGCTTCACGAAGCGTATTGGCGCGATCTGCAACAAGGCTAAACGAATTCAGCTTTTCGATACGATAACCATTGACATACATAATCCCGGCAGAGATATTATATTCAAATTGTTGATTATTCGCAGAATGAGTTGTGGTGTCAATCGTGAAAGGCTTGACTGTATAATTGCCCGATTCTTCCATGGTTCTTTGGGCAAGAATGTCACGGATTTGATTAAGGCTCGATTCGTCCGTATTCGTTTGGGTAGGAGCATCAGAGTCAAATTCAACGATAGCAAAGAAATTTGTGCTGTTGGCGGTTTCGGATTTTGGTTTAGCAACAAGAGTTGCCAACAATTGAAGTCGGTCGGCTCCCGGAGCATTGACGTTGAAGAAACCAGCCGCATTAGACAAAAGAGTTTCGTCTTGGGTATAGTCGATAATATTTTCGGCGGTATTGAAACCAACAACGTAGTTGTTTACCGAAGTGTCATGATCACGAACCGGAATGGTATGAGCATTGACAGTAATGAAGAAACCTTTTTGGAACACAATACCATCAGAAACCGAAACACCATAGGCAGTTCCGGTTGCATTTGCAGTTCCATTTGAGGTAATAATATTGATCGAATCAATAAGATTATTGGCTACGAGCGAGCCGAACTTGTTTTGATTTCCGTTATAAACGAAGATAGTTTCGCCAGATTGGAATTCGGCAACATCGTTCCCGCTTCCATCGGTTCCGGTTGAAATATACGAAACGTAAAATCTGTTTGTTTCAGGATATGTAAGTTCGAAGCCAGAACGGGTTGTCGAAACAGCCGCTCTTACTCCGGAATTCGAAACAAGAAGGGCATCAGCCGGAACGTCCAGAATCGATAGATCGTTATTTGAATTGAATTCGTTTTCAACGTAAATTACCGGAAAGTTCGGAATGTAGTTGATAGCGCAGCGGTCAACAATCGAACCATCCTTAAATACATATGAACCAAACTTCGCAATTTGCTCTTGCAAAATTGATTGTATTTGGATAATTTCACGAGTTTGAACAGCGACGGCTGGTTTGAATAGAATTCTGTAATAATTCTTGGCGTCAGCTTCGTTAAAATCATCGAAATAGGGTTCAATGTTAAAATTGGTATCTAATCTAGAACCGGTCATTAGTTTCCTGAAACATTCGTTAAGATGAATCCAACATCTTCAAGAGACGAGTTGGATCGTGCAATACTTCCTGACGTGTCGTAGAACAGAATTTCTCCGCTATACACGTTAATTTGTGGGTTATTTATATTGGAAATTGTGCCGATCACATTCGAATTTGTAGTGTGAATTATCTCTCCGTTGGAAAATGCTCCCGAAAATACAGTACCAATTATAGTTGTTGTGTTACCAAATCCGACAATACCGATTGCATTGCTGGTTTCTCCGATGAAATCTTCCGCAATTACAAAATCAGTATTTGATGAAGCAATGTTGATCGCTACCGAAATTGTTGCGTCGAAAAATTCGTTGGTGTAAAGAACACCGTTTGCATATTTTGGATTTTTAATCAAAGCATATTCACGGAACGAAAGTTCGGTCGGAATGGAGTTTGATTCTCCTCCGGAAAATGTTGTGATCACAATGAAACGATTGGCGAAAAGTTCTTCTTCCGCATTCGAGCCGTGTCCCGTAACCGGAGAAATAACAGGTCGAAGAACAGCCGGGGAACCGGTTGTGTTGTTCGCTGTTACAGTTGCCGACGTATAGCCGCTTCCCGAATTGATCACCACAACAGAAGCCAGACTTTGAGAAATCAAATTGACCGTACAAAAAGCTGTCGCACCATTCCCGTCACCTTCGATTACGATTTCCGGATAGATCGTATAAGCCGAAGAGAAGTCCAGATTCATATTGTTCGCGGTTGTGATGTAAATCCCGGAACTATTTGAAAAGTGTTGAGTGATTCTTGAGATTGACGAATCGCCAGTACCCGAAGAAATATAGATCATCAAGCCAGTGTAATAATCAGCAACACCGCTATTATTTGCTGAAATTTTAAAGAAATTTCCGTTCGAAACAGATTGAATTGTTCCGGTCGCAAACTTACTGTAGCCGGTTCCTGCATCCGAAATGATGATATTGTCAATCGTTCCCGGAGTTGCAGTTTCCGCAATCGTGGTGTTGGCGTCAACCGGAATATAGGCAGTCGTACCAAATTTTGTATTGTTGGCCGAAGACAACGTAAACATATATTTCCACTTATAGCCATCAGCCATCTGGAAAATATCAGAAGTTTTGGAAACCGGTTCTTCGGTCGAAACTGCCCTACTGTTGTTCGAAATACATTTGAAAACGTCACTATTTGAATTAATGACGTAGAACATTTTCGAGAAAAGATCGGAGTCGGAATCGTCATATTGATCATAAACAGTGTCGATTGTCCACGCTGTATTATTGATCAAAAATGCGGCATCCCCGGAAGCAACCCGTTTTCCATACATTAATTGTTTACGCAAATTGAAATCACCTTGCGTATAGGTTCCGTCTTGCGGATCGGGATTGCTTTCGTCTGCCCAAGGAGTGTACTTTGAAACAGCCATGTAATAGCTGTTGGTGTTGGCAGCGAAATCTTGTTGCAAAAGTTTGCAGATTGCGTTAAAAATGTAGGCCATTAATTTTCCGTAATGAGACGAACCTTACCGAAAACCTTGTTTCCGGAAGGGTGTACAGTGTTCTTAAGGACGTAGTAATATTCCTCTAGTCTCTTTCGAAGAATCAATTCATAAGAGAATTCTTGGTAATAATCATCGTCTTGTAGATATTTATCGCTGTCAAGGAAACTTGTTGTGTCCTTCCAATAACCAGCCATGGTCCCAACCCCGCCGTCAATGATCGTCGCATCGATATTCAAAATTGCATTGGCAACATTTGTCATCGTGACATTCATCGAATTGGCATAATAGTTGAGGCCAGAATTGATGATTTTAACAGCGGTCGGAACACCATTTCCATAGAAAGCCGAAGACGAAACAACGGCATCATTTCCATAGAAATTACCGTGGCCGTCTGGTTTATGAAGAGCCAAGGAAAGCGGTTCCTGAATCGAGACCGAAACAGAGCCATCATATCCAGAACCGGGATTTGTCGTAATGATGCGAGCGATTTTCCCAAAGGTATAGATCGACGTATCAAGATGATCGAAGATCGGCGTTGACAGGTTCGCGGTAGCCATTCCGGATATATCAGAAACGTTGGCCGCATAGCTGTTTGCCGAAAGAGCGACATTCAAATATGGATTAACTTTGATGAAGGAAATGGCCAGATTGTATGTGTTCGCCAGACTTCCGATTATGAAAGCCGCTCCGGAACCGGCTGTATTCGAGCCGGATGTAATGGTGATCGCGGAATTCATGGTGTAACCATTCCCGCCATCTTCAAGGACAAAATTGATAACTCCTTGTCCGCCATTACGAACACCGGAGACCAATCCAGAGAAATATTTACCCGCCGTAGCAGTTGTGATTTCAACTTCATCCCCGATCTTGAAACCGGGTGTCGCAGAATTCACGATTACTTGAACAATTGAACCAAGAATTGACGGCTGTTCGATTGTGATTCCATCAAAGGTGATTTGTTCTCCGAAACTGAAAGTTCCTTGAATATTTGAAATAAACAAAAGATCGATGATCTTTCCATTAACATTTCGTCTTTCATAGCTTTCGACAATCGCTCTTGCGCCACTGTTGACACCAATGATATTTTGGTTGACAAACTGGTAGTTGGTTTCGAATTTCGAAACTTCAAGATATTTTGGTTCGTACCAATAAGAATTATCGAGCTTGAAGATATCTTCAGCCGGAACATAATATTCGATTTCTTCATTATAAAGGAGACGGAAAACCAATCGGATTCCTTCAACGCTTCCTTTAGAATTATAAAGATTGAGAATGTGCTTTTGAAGCAATCTCTTGTCGCCAAGGATTTGCTTCGGAATACCCGACATATATTCTTTACGGAAGAAATCAAGATATTCATCCGGAGTCGTGTCGATATCCATGTAATCCAAAATCGAACGAGTTTTGGATATGCTATCTTGCCATTCGTAATATGCTTTGAGGAACTGAATAAAGTCCTGAGAATCCGTTCGATAGAATTCAGGAAATTGTTGTTCTATAAGATTGGCAATATATTGAATTGAGTTCATTCTGAAATCAGGGTCACACTTGTATCAATTGTATCAAGAATAATGAAACGATTTTCGGATACTTCGATATCTTTCGCACGAGTTGTTGCGTAAAGAGAAATATAACCAGAATATGAGGAAACATTCAAATTAAGTTCGATGTTTCCTGTATCATAATCGATTGTTCCAATATTTGTGTTTAGTACGTTCTTGGCCGTGTTGTTGGCGATCACCTTCAGGACACCAATTCCGTTATCTTCAATTTTCGCAGAATATGAAATTCCGTTGACGACATAAGAGAAGATCGAAGAAGAAATCGTAGGATCGATTCCCAAATCAAGCTCTGTTGTGATATCGTACTTCTTCAATTCTGTTCCATAGGAGAATTTCAGATTTTGGATTGATCCGGTCGAAGGCGACCATCTTTTAATTACGAAAA